ATATGACAGTTAGTAGCACCAACACAAAGAACAGTTACTCAGGCAATGGTTCAACCACTGTCTTTGCATACACGTTCAAAATCTTTGATGACGATGACATCACGGTTATCCTCCGTACTGATGCTACTGGTGCTGAGACTGTCCAGACCAAGACAACAGACTATACTGTTTCTGGCGTAGGTAATGCTGGCGGTGGCAATATTACCTTTGGAACTGCCCCTGCATCTGGCATTACTGTTGTTCTTCTAAGAGAAACAGCACAGACACAGGCCACTGATTACACGCCTAATGACCCATTTCCAGCGGCTAGCCACGAAGACGCACTAGACAAGCTAACGCTAATTATACAAGACCAGCAAGAGGAACTTGACCGTGCAATTAAAGTGTCACGGACAAATACAATTACTTCTTCAGAATTTACTGTCGGTGCATCTACTCGCGCCAATAAAATCTTTGCCTTTGATAGCAGTGGTGACTTAGCTGTTACTCAGGAAATCGGCACATACCAAGGAACAGATGCCACAACAACCACATCTGCATATGCTGAGCGTGACATTGTTAAGTCCACTACAGCAGCGCAGTTAAACAATGTTTATATTTGTATTCAGGCTTCTCCTGCTGGCACATTACTAACAAATACATCTTACTGGCAATTACTAGTAGATGCGGTGACTGCGGCTACGTCTGCGACTAACGCTGCGGCATCAGCAACAGCGGCAGCGGCAAGCGAAACAGCAGCGGCGGCAAGTGAAAGCGCGGCAGCTACATCAGAGTCTAATGCCGCCACAAGTGAAAGCAACGCTTCAACAAGTGCAACAAACGCTGCAACAAGCGCAACAGCATCTGCAGCATCAGCTAGTGCTGCATCTACATCGGAAACAAATGCCGCTACATCAGCAACAAACGCATCTACATCAGCCACGGCTGCGGCTTCTAGTGCGACAGCGGCTGCTTCATCAGCTACGGCTGCGGCTGCATCTGAATCTGCTGCGGCAACAAGTGAGACTAACGCTGCGACTAGCGCAAGTAATGCTGCAACTAGTGAAACTAATGCGGCGACTAGCGAGAGCAATGCCGCAACCTCTGCGTCAAATGCGGCTACATCTGCTACTAATGCGGCTACAGCACAAACTGCGGCTGAAGCGGCTAGGGATGCTATTCAGCAGTTCTATTTAGGTGCACAGTCATCTAACCCAACTGTTGATGGCAATGGCGACCCGGTAACTGCTGGTGATTGGTACTTTAACACGAGCGACAATACCACTCGCATCTATGATGGTTCTTCTTGGAACACGGTTTCGCCTGATTTAGTGGGTGACACCACACCCCAGCTTGGCGGCGACTTAGACACCAACGGCAACGACATTAATTTCGGCGACAACGACAAGGCTATCTTCGGTGCTTCGAGCGATTTAAGCATATTTCACGATGGTAGCAATAGCTACATTCAAGAAGATGGCACTGGCAATCTGCGTATTCGTGCAACAGATTTAACTTTAGAAAAAAACGCAGGTGGAGAATACTACTTGCAAGCAACTGCTGATGGTGCAGTTCGTCTGTACTACGATGGCAATCAAAAACTCGTCACCACAGCCACAGGCATTGATGTCACTGGCACTATCACCAGCGATGGGCTGACGGTTGATGGGGATGTTGAAATTTCATCACCTTCCCCTGAAATTTACTTAATGGAAAGTGACACGTCAGATGTGAACACTAGAGTCAGAACATCTGCTGGTGCTTTTAGAGTAGAGACAATAAATGATGCAAAGAACAGTATTGTTCTGCGTCAGCGTATAAACCACGCCACAGGCGACATCAGCTTCTATTCCTCAGATGGCTTATCGCAAGGTTTCTTCTGGGATGCCTCCACACAGCGATTAGGGCTGGGAATTACAGCGCCTGATACAAACCTACAAGTAAATCAAACTGGAACTGCTGGAAACAATTACGATTTAGGCAGTATTAAGATTGGTGATACTGTAGGTCTTGAGTTTGGTTTTAATAACATTGGCTCTGGCAGGGGTAGTATTACATCTCTAAATAATTCAGGAACAACAAACAACCGAATTTCCTTTGGGTTTGGCGCAATAACGAGCGGTGGTGAACCTACTACTAATGTTATGACCTTAAATCAATCAGGCAACGTGGGCATCGGGACGAGTTCGCCTACAGGAAAATTGGACGTAGAAGATACCACAGGTTCGTTGGGTGCTACAAACGATGTAACAGCAGAGTTTTACCGAAACGATGGAACATACGGACCAAGACTTCAAGTACGTCACTCCACTTCTGGCACAGATTTACATCACACTTATTCCTCATCAGCGAGCAACTTTACGTTTAGTAACGGCGGCACAGAACGTATGCGCATCGACAGCAGTGGCAACTTGCTGGTGGGTAAGACATCATTATCAGCGTCTACCGATGGCGTTGAGGCAAGGGCAGACGGAGAGTTAAATTCAAGTAAAACATCTAATATTGCTTTTAGCGTCAACCGTAACGGGACTGATGGCGATATTGCCGTATTCAAGAAAAGCGGCACGATTGTGGGGTCTATTGGTGTTGAATCGAATCAACTTTACGCTGTAACTGGTGATACTGGATTAAAGTTTGCCGCTGGAGTTGACGCAGTTGTGCCTGTTAATGCTAATGGCGCAAATAGAGACAACGCTATAAATTTAGGCGTTTCTAGTGTCCGCTTCAAAGACCTCTACCTCTCCGGCGGTGTCTACTTGGGCGGCACTGGTTCGGATAATCTGCTGGATGATTATGAGATAGGGACGTGGGATGTTTCGCTGAGAGATGATACTGGCGTTGTTGATACACATACAATTAGCGGAAGATATGTAAAATCTGGAGATATGGTTTTTGCAACTGCGGCTATATTTGGCGGCTCAGGATTTACGGCTTCTGGCGATGTAAAAATTAATCTTCCCTTCGCCGCTGGTGTGACTCAAGTTAATGTCTCAAGCCCGACAACATATATTGCTGATGCGGCTGGTATTGAGGCTGTATATATTATTGATGGCGCGGCTCATTGTAATTTTAGCACTGACATTACCGATGGTAACAAAGTTACAAACAAAGTCACAACTGGCGCAGTGTTTGGCTCTACAACTAAGAGATTATATTTTGGTATAATTTATAGCACCGCATAACCCCTACCGTCACTGGATGTGGCGGCAGACAGTCCATAGCCAAAGGAGATAAAAATGGCACTAACAGAAGAAAGCGTAGTCGATAAGATTGAAGTGGTGGGTGACTACAACCACGTTCAGGTTCGCACCGCCACCGTTATCAAGCGTGATGGCGTTGAGATTAGCCGTGCGTTTAGTCGCCACGTCATTTCGGCTGGCGATGATTACAGCGGTGAAGACAGCAAGGTGCAGGGCATTTGTGCGGCTGTACACACACAAGATGTTATTGATGCGTATGCCGCGCATCTGGCAGAACAGGAGTAGACAAAATGGCAAACACATACACTTGGGATTTCCCACAAATTGACACAGCACCTAGCGAGGGTGACTTAACAGATGTAGCCAAATCAGTACATTGGCGGCTAACAGCAACGCACGACAGCGCAACGAATGACGAAGGCGCACCGCTTTCTGTCAGTGCGTATGGCAGTGCTGGTGTTGGCGAAGCTAATGCCGACAGCTTTACAGCGTTTGACAGCCTGACACAGGAACAGGTGAAGGGCTGGGTGCTGGCAAGTCTGGACAAGACCGAAGCTGAATTACAGGCGATGCTTGACCAGCAGTTAGACAATCTCATCAATCCACCCACTGTGGGCAAACTTCCAGCAGGGTGGTAACAATGGAAATGAGCAATCTTCTTGACGTTCTAATATTTGTTATAATTGGTGGTGGTGCTTGGTACATTAACCAACTCACTGCTAGGATTAACCGTCTGGAAGAACGCATCAATTCTACGAGAGAAACTTTCATCCACAAGGATGAGATGTCTACAATGATGGGTCGTATCGAGGACAGGTTTGCTAGGTTAGAAGACTTGTTGCATCGGTTGATGGAAAAGTGAGCCAGTTTCTTGTCATCTTTGTTATCCTTACACAGCAGATGACATTTGTTATAAAGCCTTACGACTTAGA